TGGAATATCTTGATGTGGTTTAAAATGATCTAAATTTCTTTGATCTATACCTGAACTCATACATATTTCTTTAATCTTTATTTTAAATTTTAATTCAGATTGTTTAACAAATAAATTTTGTAATTTATCGTCATTTTTAAAATCCCATCTAGCTCCATAATAATTCTGTTTATTTTTTTCAGTAGTATTATCAAAATATCTGGGTGTATAAAAAGCTTTAGTTAATGCAAAGTCTTGAACTGCAATTAAATCATTTTTATTAAAAAAATTGTCTAAAATTTTTATCATGGTACTAACCTCATCCATGAAGTTAAGATATATTTTTCTCCTGATAAAGGAGAATTGCCTCTATGTAAGTATGGAAAACCTGCAGGCCAAATAACTATTCTACCTGTTTTAGGTTTTACTCTTTTTGAAAAATGTAAAAATTCAGTTTCTCCCCCCTCTTCTACATCATTTAAATATATTGAAAAAACAAATGCTCTTGATTGCATTTCCATAGGAGCCCCGTGCTCTATATGCCAAACATGATAACCTTCCGTAGGTAAGGTTTTTTGAATTTTTAAACGAGTATAGTGTAGCTTTGTTTCTTTATAACTTTCTTCTGCCCCTGTATTTGTAATATAATGAACCCATGCTAAGTTAAAATTTAACATCATGGTTTTTAAAGTTTCCCACCAAACTTCAATATTACCTTCTCCAAGAAACAATTGTTGATCTTGTTTTTGAAGAACCGGTGAATTTTCAAAACCTATTCTATTCATAGTTTGATTAAATTTATCTTGAGTTTCATATAAGTTAATTGCCTTTTTACATTCATCTTCTGTAATGTAATTATCATAAACTCCTATAAAATTATCTATGTTAACTGTTTTATTTTTCATATTTTTTATTTCCTTCTATAATTTCTAATTTTTTATTAATTAAAAAATGTTTTTCTGAATCAAAATTACAAACTAAAGAGTATCTTGTAACATCATTTTTATGTTTATTAAAACCATGCCTTACCATTGGAGGAAAGACATAATAATCCCCAGCTTTAGGAGTTATAGATATATTTAATTCTGGTAAAATTAAATCGGCCCCGTCTGTGAGATATAAAATAGCGTGATATTGTCTGTGGTCATGAAATTCTAAACTGTCTCCTTTTTTTATTTCATTACCCCAGGCGTCTATAATTACAGATCTTTCTAAAAAATATGCAAATAAATCAGGATGTGATGTTTGATGTTTATTAATTAAAAAAGTAAAAAAATCTTCAAATAAATTATTACCAATAAAATGTTTCCAATCAGTCATTCCACCTTTTACGTTAGTATAATTATCCATATTAGGGTCTAAGTTATTTTTAATTTCTAGAATTATATTATGAACTTTATCTGGATATGGGTAATGACCATATAAAATATTTACAGTTCTTGGATAAGTAACATTTAAACTATTCGTATTTTGATTTAATTTATTATTTTTATCTATTAATTTAATCATTTATGTTATTTTAAGATTACCTGAAACAGATATTCTTTCTCCTTCACTTTGAAAGTGATTAACAAAATGTTGTAAACTAGCTGGAAAAATAAAAAAATCACCTTTTTCTGGAAAAAATTTTTGGAAAGTAATATTATATTTATTGCTACTTAACTCATTAATAAAATTAAGCCCTCCTGGGTTAGAATCTCCTTTATTTATTTTATTTTCTTTTTTTAATCCTTTTGGAATTTCTATAAAAATTACAAAAGATAAAGCACCGTCATGTCCGTGCAATGGATTAGATTCAAATTTAGTCATATAGTTAACCCATGATGTTTCTAATTCTATTCTAGATCCTAAAATTTTTCCACTGTATTCTATGTACGCCCTGGCATAGCTATCTAAATAAGGGTAAATTATTGGGAATATTTTTTTAGGATTAATTACATGTTCATGTTTTATTAAACCCGCTAATCTATCATTATAATGTTTTGATTTTTTACTACATAATTTTTTTATAGCTTTTATTTCTTCTTCCTTTAAACAAGTTTTGTAAAGAAAAGGACCCCAATGAAAAAAATTATAATTTATTATTTTATTTTTTTTGTTCATATTATTTATTGTATTTGAGTTAGAATATTTAAAGCAAATCTATTTATATTTTTTTTAGCTGCTATCCCTCTATGATATATTTTACTAGGAAAAATTAAAGCCTCTGACTCAATAGATGGATAAAATATTGTTTTATCTTCTATTTTAAATTCTGTTCCTCCATCACTATTGTGTAAATTATATATTATTGAGTATTGATTATCTTCAAAACTATCTGGGTGAAAACAAGTTTGACTATTTGAATTATACCAATTCCAATAAACTCTAGTTATTTCTGTAAATTTTAAAATAGATTTTTTATTTATTAAATCAAAAATTACATTCATATAACTGTTTAAAATAAGATCCTCAGTATAAGGTGAGGATTTACTATAAGTAGAAACTAAAAAACCTGCATCAGGTTTATTTATATTGTGGTCAGCACGTCCAAAGTCTAAACCAAATTTCCAATTAGAATTATTATATAACTTATTAATTATTTTTTTATTTGTATTTTCAGGAAAATTAGTATTTATTTTTGTTATCATTTTACAATATAATTAATTGATATCCTCCAATAAGGAATTTTTTTATTGGGTCCTACTCCATTATGTATTTTATCACTATTAAATATTAAAAATTTTCCAGGTTCAAAATTTATTTTATTTTCTTCTATTTGTAAATCTCCACCCCAATCACTAGACCAAACTGGAGTTAAAAATCCTAGAATACTTATGTCGCTATTATTTTTTGAATCTGAATGAAATTCTGTAACTGAAGTTTCATTTTTTGCGCCTAAATGAATTCTAAATATGTTGTTAGGCAGCTCATATTTATATTTTTCTTGAAAATTTATTTTTATTCTTTCATATAATGATGTAAAATATCCGTTCCAATAGTCATTACTTACTTCATTATAATTATCTTTAATTATAAAACCTGGAAACATACCAAAGCTTTCTTCAGAGGATGCTCTTGTTAAATTCCAACCATTAGTTTCAATTAAACCTTTGTACAATTTAAATAATTCTTTTTTTAATAAAATATTGTCCACATATTTAATACAATTATTTTTTTTCATTTTAAAATATTTTACCTTGTTGCCATTTCCACAAATTAGGTGAATTTATTATATTGTTATAGACATAATAATCTAAGTTTAAATATTTCATAATTTCTTCTTTATCTAAATTTAATTCTACATTATTTTTATTAATATTACAATATTCAACTCTACCAAAATGCATTTTTAAAAAGGTATTTAAATCTTTAAGTTCTACATACCAATCAATACAAGTATTTATTAAGTAAGGAACTTGAGATGCCGTATGATTAACGTGTCCGCTGTTTCTTGTAAGGAGATTGACACGGGCATTGTGTAAGGATGAATAATTTATATCTTTGTAGTCAAGACCATGTCTAGATAGATCGTATTTAAGTCCAGCAATAAATCTTTCATATGGGTCTCTTATAATTGTCCACTTAATTTTATTTAAATTTACTTTATCTGTGACAATATAATTAGTGTTTTTTAGGCATTCAACTATACTGCTAGATCCATTTTTATGAATTAACAGATATTGAAAATTGTCTGTTTCATACAATTCTATGTTTTGAGGCAGCATTTTCTAACTTTCATTCTATATTTATTTAATATATAATATAAATCAGTTATTTCAAAGGTTTTATATGTTACAAAAATTAGGATTTTTACCCGGGTTCAACAAACAAGTCACCGAAACAGGGGCCGAAGGTCAATGGTTTGACGGCGATAATGTACGTTTTAGATATGGTACTCCTGAAAAAATTGGAGGCTGGGATCAACTAGGATCCGATAAATTAACAGGTGCTGCAAGAGCAATTCATAGTTGGGATGACAAAGTAGGGTTAAAATATTCTGCAATAGGAACTAATAGAATTCTTTATGTTTATCAGGAGGGAGTATTCTACGACATTCATCCTATAAGAACCACAATTACTGGAGCTAATTTTACAAGCACATCGTCTTCAGCAACGGTTACAGTAACAGTTTCTTCTACCTCAAATTTATTTGATAACGATATAGTAATGTTCGATGATGTTTCTGGTTTATCAGGATCTACTTTTACTATAACTATGGCCTCTGTTGAGTCGGGATCAGCTTTAACAAATGCTGGTTCAGCAAAAGTTTTATATTATTATCGTGTAGGACCTTCTCAACAAGAATCAGGTTTTGGTTGGGGAACAGGTTT